CTCGAGGCGGCTGGGTTTCAAAAGGTTCTATGGGAGCCCATGCTCCCTCAGCCCAATGGGCTCGTCAGTGATTTGTACTCTAAATTTGTTTTCAAAAAGATCTCGACTAAATAGTAGAATGCTGTTGTATCTGGCTCTTGCCACTTTGTACATGGCTATAATTTTGTTCGTAAATAAGGAGCCTCCTATGCTGACTGAACTCAAGGCGCGATATCACCGGCTCTGCAAGATACTGAAGGACACGGGCGACCCCCTATGGTACCCAGTTCTCAAACCTTCAATAATAACTGGAATTTATGGAAAAAAGGACGGTGTCATAGGTTCGAATGTGAACAAGGGTTATGAAATTTACATCTGTCTGGATGGAGACGATGTAAATTCAGCAATGTACGTGCTAATTCATGAACTGGCTCATATGTCCGTCCCAGATTACGACCACACGACCCATTACTGGATAAATTTCGCAAAGCTCAAGAAGATTTGCATAGACAATGGTATTTATGTAAAAGGAGGCACCCGCCAATACTGTGGGGATACTGTCCGCGACTAGGCCTTCTCGGCCATGACCTGGCGCGCGAAATAGAAGAAGATGGCGGCGACGATGGCGCTTGCGAGCATACCGGTCATCGACAGGTCGCTCGTGCCCTCGGCGAAGAACTTGGGGACCATGGTGCCGAGCCGGCTCTGGACGGGCTTGGAGAATGCGGCGATTGCAGAAATTCCAGCCAAGGCCGCGAAGAACTGCTCATCGGTCAACCCGAAGGGGTGCTTGGACTCGGTCTTTTCCTTCTCGCGCCGGGCCGTCTTTTTGTTGCCCATTATTGGCATGGTTGGCGGCCCCATCACCTCATCCTGCATCATCTGGCCTGGACCCGGCATGATCTCATCAATCGAGGTTGCGAACTCGGCCATTTGAGATTCATCAATATCTTTTTCGGGCGGGGAAAACTTCACGAGGCCCTGGGGCGGCCCCTTCTTCTTCTCCTCTTCGGTAGGCGCTGGAGCCGCCGCCAAAATATGTTCTATAGGGGTCGACATGTCGCCACCTGCATTCGGGTCGTAACTCTGCATTTAAGACGTGCCCAGAAGATTACTTGCTCTTTTTTACAACAACCGTCGCCCCGCGCCTCTTGACCTCTTCGACTGGGCGCTGTGCGGCGGCTCTTGGGTTGTAGTGCCTCTGGTGATAGGCCCAGAAGGCGGGTCCACCGACCCTGAAATTCCTTCGAATAGGAGACTTGTACCAAAACACGCAATCAGTAATCTTGTTCGATTTTGAAGTGTTATCAAGTACCAGACACTCGTAATTCTCGGTACAGGCATCCATCACCTGACAAAAGACATCAAACGTCGGGAACACACCGAAAAAAGCCTTGTACAAGTTCTCGCGGTTCTGGCGGACGTTGTCTCGTAGAGCAAATACGTAGTCGACATTTGTTCGAATCATCGGCGTCATGTCCATGCAGTACTGGGTCGTCATCATAAAGAAAATCTTCCAGTGTCGGCCGTTCATAAAGAGCTGACGGATCGCCGTGTCCCTCATGAACGATCTGTCGTACATGCAATCGTCCATGAGCAAGAACACCGCCGGGGTCCTGTCTTTGCCGAGTCTTTGCACGAGGCGCTTCTGTCGCTCTATGAGTTTCTCTAGAGCGTCACGGTTATAGTCTCCATAGACAAATATGTCCGGAATAAATTGCCTAAAGTGCCCATTGCCATCCTCGGTTCCGGACATGGCTATGCCTGCGGTCAAATGCCGCTTGTGCCACAGAATGTCCGTCACCAGAGTAGACTTGCCAGTCCCACGCTTGCCGATGAAAACGCAGACTTTGTCATCGCCCATGCTACCTGGATCAAATCTCCGCAATTGTAGCGTCATATAATTTATGAATATAATTGAAGGTGGCCTGGGGCGCGCCGCACGCGGCCCTAAATAAGTTCTGTGCAGAGACTAGAGATGTCGGCTGGTTATATCCAGCTGACCGCACTTGGCCAACAAGATGTGTATCTCACAGGAGAGCCCCAATTGACTTACTTTTCAGGAGTGTACAGAAGACACACTCCATTCGTATTGGAGGCTTACGAAATTCCTTTTTTGGGTCAAAATGTGAAGTATGGTTCTAAATCCATTTGCAGAATACCACCCAAGGGAGACCTTGTCAGGGGGTTGACCCTTACTGTGACCCTTCCCCAATTGGCCAGGACGTTTTTGACTCCGTATTGGTACTGGCCGAATCCCCCCACGACGTCGAACGTCGCACAAATCCGTATCAACTCCGTGTCTGCGGCGTCAAACTTGGCGCCGTCATCAGGCCTCACCTGGTATTCGACATATAACGCGACCGCGGCCAGTACGGATCAATGGCTTTTGAGCACTTCTGGGGGAAACGGGGCCCTCATTAACTGGGTGAGATATGACGCCCCTTCGAATAAATTTATTTTTGGAAATGTCACTTCAGGTACACTAACTAGCGTATGGGTTAGGCAACCGGCGACGTCACCTCAAAACACAAATCTCGGTATTTTTTGGGGTCTAGACCCGTTGGCCGCAAATTTTGTCCAGACTTACAGCGGTGAAACTTGGTATGGCTATACGGTCACGAATAACAGTCTGTCCGCCCAATTGACTCTTGAACAGTCCGGATGGCTCCCGAACCCGACCCAAGGACTTCCACCGGCCGCATCACGTACAGGCTTGTTTCTTCAAGTGGCGACCCCATTTCCGTGCACATCTGCATCGACCTTTATTAGCTGTAATAATTTTACAAACTGGGATTCTAGTTCAAGTTACACGATAACGCCATTCGGTAGAATTAATTTTTCACAGGGGGGCTTTTATATTGTGAAAATTGGGTTCGGCCTTGATTACGGATCAATGACGAGCGTTTCGTGGGGGCAGGCCCCTGGTGACGGATCGCTAGTTAGTCCCGTGTTTAGCGGCACTTACAATTGGCGCGTGTCGCCCAACCCTTCAAGTCCCGCCGTGTTCCCGGTCAATATAACTTCGACCTCAAGTAACGTCTATATTTATGGGACAGGTTCGGGTTCTCAAATCAGCACAGGTTCTTACGTGACTGTAAATCAGGCGGACGATTATTTTCTATTGACGAGCAATATTGCAGGGACGGGCGTGGCAACTCGAAAGGTTCCATTTTACGGGAACGTCTTCGTCACGGGATCATCGACAACCGCCAAGGCGACGGACGGAAGTTTCACGTGGACAATGTCATCACTCGGTACATATCTTATAAACAGCGTCGTATCAATGTCAAACGGCTATGTGACCGCCGCAACTCTCCTCGAAGGCACAAACACGGTCTACAACTACGACATGTCTGTTCAGGGTCGCGACCCGACATTCACGTTCACCATGCCTTTGGTCGTGTTGGACGCAGCCAGGAATTATTATATTAACTTGACTTGTTCAAATACGACGGCAAATATTCAATCAGGGTCCTTCTTTATTTTTAATCAGGTGGGCATTCCATCAGGTTCAGCGACTACGCAAGGCATCCTCCCGTGGGCCGGTCTCACGTTCCAATCCAACTCGACGACGTTCACACAACCTCTGGCATTGAACAGTACTAATTTTGTTTCGAACGGGTACACTTTTATAGAGTCTTTTGATTCTAGCTCAACTAACCTGGTATTTTCAAATACAGGAACGTACGTACTTACTGGAGCTATTCACACCGCCGATCAGCTCACGTCCGTCTCGATAAACACGTGGTCAAGTACTGGAAACACCGTCACAACTTATCCAGTCAATTTAGGTCTTCGACCGCCCTACAGTGTCAACATACCATTTCGTATAACCGACTCGAACGCCTCGAATACCACAATTATAGCAACCGTCAATGGTACGACGGCCGCTCCAAATATTTTTGCGAATACATTTATTTCAGTTTACCCTTTTGCTCAAAATACGACGACCGTCACAAATTTCTCATATTACGACTCGGTCGGGACTCTGGCCATCTCGAGCGCCGAATTGAAAATTGGCGGCCAGTCCATACAGACCCTGACGGGCGAAACTATCGAGCTGTGGAATGATCTCAACGTACCCTACGAGAACCAGCAGGCTCTTAAGGTCCTTACCGGAAAGGGGGACACGGGCTCGAACGTCACCGCCTCTAGGACATATTACATTAATTTGCCCTTTTATTTCTTCGGCTCGCCGGAACTATCCATTCCGGTCTGCGCCCTCGGTCGCCAGGACATTGAGGTCCATGTGACATTCAACAACTTTTCACAACTCACGGGAGTCACGTCCGCCGCCAACCCAAATCTGGCAAATCCGTCCCTTTCATCGACAATTATCGTCGAGTATGTGTACCTGTCTGATCCTGAAATTAATTGGTTCAAGAACAATCGAATCGAACAGGTTATTCTGCAGACTCAATATCAAACTATTAATCTGGCGCCAGGATTTGCGTCAGGGGTTTTCAAGTTAGGATTTAATAATCCCGTACGCGAGCTCTTTTTTGTTTTTCAAAATCTAAAAAATCTACCGGCGGATCCTTATAATTATACACAGACGGGTCTCCAGAACATCGGTCTTTCATTCAACGGTTACGAAGCCTTCACGTCGACGACCGCGGATGCCACATACCTCGGTA